TTAATTGATCCTTCATAATAGTTAAAGCTCTGTTAATTTGTTTTTGGTTAGATACATCATATTCTGTTTTTGGTTCTGGTATTCTTATATTTATCTTTGTCATTATCTACGTCCATCTCCTTGTACATCCAATCTTAATGTACCAAATCTCCATTCTTCACCAGAACTATCATTTTCAATTTTAACATTTACAAATCTACCTCTAGCTCTTGTATCCTTTTTAATCGTACTTGAGGTAACTGTAAAGGGACTTAAAGACGTTGTGGTATCTGATTGTTGAGGATATCTTTTCACACCTAAACTTACTTTTGCATTACCTGTTAATGTTTTAAAATCTGGTATAAACCTTCTCATTGCAAGAAATACTTCACCAGCCACTTTAAGTCCTACTTGTTGACCTTGTCGATTTCTTTGTCTTTGTTCTAAATCTATATCATATGATTTTATAAACGATGTAACAGCTGTTGTTGATCCATCTTCATTAACTTGATCTGTACCAACTTCATGTTCAAAAAATTTTGTTTGACCTAAACCATCTTGACCTACAACAACAGGAAACGTACCATTACTTGATGCATCATATTTAGTTGCAAAAGGTTTTGGATATACGATTGCATCAATCCAAGAGGTCCTTGCTTCAGTGCCCGTGTACCACACACCACCTTTCATTGCCTCTCCATAATTAAAAACAACATACTTATCATTATAACTTGCACTTGCTGATGGATAGTACCAAACTACTTCTGTAAATAGATTATTGATACCTGCTGTAACTTGTTGTCCTTTTGTTGTATCAAAATTATCATAAACAAAATCTTCTACACTACATGGTAATGATTTAACTGTACCATCAAACATAAAGAAACCATTTGGTGATAACCAGAACGCAGCTCCATCTACTTCAACAACTGCATTTTTACCTATCAATCCACAGTTTGTACCTACTTGTTCAAAACTAAATGTAAAAGGAGCACCAACAAATTTCATTGTGTATAATGCGTTGTCTGTAAATACTAGAATTGTTTCTTTTGCTTTGATAGCACCAACTATTTTTGTACCATCTTGTAATCTAAAATCACCTGCAGTGTTTATAGCAGTAGCCGTATAATCATTTATATCTTCTTGATCAGAAAATCTAATAAACATATCGTCTTGTGTTGTTGTATCTCCAATAGTTGTTTCAGTTCCAAAATGACATAAGTGTCGAGTTGTCGGTGATACTAAAGTTAATCTTGATGCAGTTGGGTTGTTACCAGTTGCAAAACCAGATGTTGTTAGAGACGCTCTTGTAGTTAAAGGTGTTGCAGCACCTGCGTTCCATGTAAATGTTTTACCGTTTGCAACTGTTGCAATTAATACTTGACCAAAATTATCTAATGACCAAAGTCCTGGTTCAAGAGTTACTTCTGATGCTAATACACCTTCACCCCAATCAGAAAAATTTGTAGCGTCTACAACTGATGTGCCATCAGCATGAGCTGCTTTACTTGTTCCATCAACTTCTCTTGTAATTGTTGTTAAGTTTGGTGACGATACACCTGCGTATGAAATTAATTCGTTTTCTACTAATATTCTACCTGCCGAACTAAAATTTGTTGTTGCATCTAATGTAATTGAAGTCCCTGATCCACCTGTACCAGCGGTGTCATTTAACAACGCTCCATCTAAATTAGATGTTGCAGCTCCAGGAACCGATCCGTTCCATTGTGATATACCAAAACCATAACCATAAGATTGTGCAGCTGGACCCACTTTCTCATAAGGCTTGACTGCAATACTTCCACCTGTTGATACAGTTGCACCAGCATTAGAACTTTGTGTAATTGTAAAAGTTGTTGGCGTTGGAACTGCTGTTACTTGAAATAATTTATCTTCAAAGTCTGATGCATTAAAACCTGTACCACCTGGTAATGTTACACTATCAAATAATACTATATCTCCAGGTTCTAAGTTATGTGACGTAGAAGTTGTTATAGTACAAACGGGATCATTATTAGTTGTTGCAATTGTAGAAGAACTCAATGTAGATTTTAAAGGTGTAATGTCATGTAATTGTCCTTCAAAATATAATAGTAAAAATTTATCTGTTCCTAATGCAACGTATCTGTTTCCATTTAAATCAACGAAGGCATGAAGTTTTCTTGCAACTCCTGTAACAGAGTCTGATACTAATGATGACCAACCACCTACTTTTTCTGGTAGACCATATCTAAATCTAACATTGTCAGAGTCTATCCATCTATTTTCTGCACCTGCAGTTGTATCCTGTTTATCTATTCCAGGTAGAAAGCTGTATTCAACAAGGGCCATGATCCGTGCTCCTTATGCCGTGTTAGTTTTGTATGCCCAGCCTCTTGTTGCATCCACATACACTAATGTAAAAGCTTGACCGTTGGTATCTATTGTCAAGTTTGATGTACCTGTATTTATTGGTTGACTGTTTCTATTAACAATCAAGTTGTTAGAGTTAAAAG